GTATCCTGATGGTACTGAAGCTAACAAGTCTTATGTATTTGATGGTACAGGAGTCTCAGATCCTAGAGCTAGATACAACTTAGCTTATGGTTTTGATGATAGTAGCGAATACATTAAAAGCAAAGGTATAAGCAAAGCCTTTGATGAGATAGATCTAAAAGAAGGCGACCAAATAGAAAGCATCTTTAGAGTTCAATCAGATTTCCAAGGCGAAGTAGCAGATACCTATTTGCCTAAGATGAAAAGAGATTTTACATCTACTATAAAAACAATTGAAAATACCGATAGTTTGCCCTTTATAAATATTAACAATGCTTCTAGAAGCTATAGTGAAAATATAACTGACCAACTTAAAGGTTTAAATTCACAATCACGTATGTTATCTCAAAACTTAAATCCTAATTTTGTTAATGCTGTAGCAAATGCAGATGTTGATGGGGTAAAGAAAATTTTAGGCAATGATTTATATAAAGTATTTACTGATAAAACATTAGCACAAAGAATACCTGGTAAATTTTTTGCACCAAATGATGCATTTGATGTTGGAGATACAGGTAGATCAGTTAGCTTCACAGAATTTGTGGATGGATTTTTATCTAGAAATCCAAAAGTCACACAAAAAGAAGCTATAGACACCATGTTTAACAAACTTGGTGTTAATGAAGCTATCAAGGATTTAGGTTCCGAAGCAGAAACCTTGGCTGTTGTAGAAACGATTTTTAAACAAAGAAGATCTATTGATGCAATAAACAAAAAAATTATAGGTAAGTCTGCTAATGCTAGAGGTGGTTTTGTAGATCCAGTACAACAAAAAGTAATTCTTAAGAAACTTAAAGATTACAATAGACAAGTTGATGAGATCAATGCATCTATTGCTTCTGGTGCAAATATTGACGTTGATAGAATCATAGGTAAATTAAATAGAAGTGTATTAGATTTAGATATAGATAAAATGTCTATATCACCTAGAGACATAGAAAAAATTACAGGCAAACCTTTTTCAGAATCATTGGATAAAACTACCGAAGATATTTTCTATACCATGAAAGACGGTAAACAAACATACATTGATGTTCCTAACAACCCAGCAGATCTTGCTAAAGCTTACTTTGATGACATTTCAGATGAAGGTACAACCTTTTTTAAATTAGCTAATGGAGTCAAGGTTTTAAAAAAAGCAGTAGGTATTAATGCTAAAGAGTTTGGTATGAAGATAGATCCATACTTTGATGGAGGTAATTCTAAGTATATGAAGCTACCTGTAAGAACTAGAGTGCTTCAGGCCGCAAAATCAGGGCAAGATGGTGTTCATATAGGAAATAAACAAGCTATAACTGAACAAGCAAAGCCTAGAGTTATAGAGCAATACACTAGTGGTGAAAAAGAAATACAAAAGATACTTGATGAGCTTATTCCTAATAGAGCCAATCAAAAAGGCATGATTTCTAAAGTAAGTGGCACTGACACTGAATATGATGGTACTTATCTTAAATTTACTGACGAGCTTAAAAAAGCTATTGAAGAACAAGGTATAGACGCATTTAAACTTGGTGGGCCTGTAGAAATAGACAGGATGTTAGCTGATCTATGAACCTAGCTCATTTATCTGACATAGAAATAAAAGAAACCTTAGTTCTCAAAGAACGACTTGAGTTATTAAAGAATCAAAAGCAATGCCAAGATAGTTTTCTTAAGTACGTTGAATATATGTGGCCTGAGTTTATTTGTGGCAGACACCATAAAATCTTTGCTCAAAAGCTAGAAGACGTAGCTAATGGCAAGATTAACCGACTTATTGTGAATATGCCACCGAGACATACCAAGTCTGAGTTCTGTTCTACCTATTTCCCTGCTTGGATCATGGGCAAACAACCCAAACGTAAAATCATGCAGACGACTCACACAGGCGAACTTGCTGTGCGATTTGGTCGTAAGGTTAGAAACATGATGGATACTGATGAATACAAAAGGATCTTTAACGAGGTAGAGCTCAAAGCTGATTCTAAGTCTGCTGGTCGTTGGGAGACTGACAAAGGTGGTGAATACTTCGCTGCTGGTGTCGGAGGTGCTATTACAGGTCGTGGTGCGGATCTATTAATAATTGATGATCCACATTCAGAACAAGATGCTCTTAGCCCTAGTGCTTTGGAATCCTGTTGGGAATGGTATACCTCTGGACCTAGACAGCGTTTACAACCAGGAGGAGCCATTATATTGGTTATGACAAGGTGGAGTTCTATAGATCTAACTGCGAAGTTATTAGACGCACAAAAAGAATCCGCCGCTGACCAATGGGAAATAGTAGAGTTCCCCGCTATTTTCCCGGATACCAACAATGCCTTATGGCCTGAGTTTTGGGAAATATCTGAGCTAGAAAAGGTCAAAGCTTCACTGCCAGTACAAAAATGGAATGCACAGTGGATGCAGACTCCAACCTCAGAAGAAGGCTCTATTGTAAAACGTGAATGGTGGAATATATGGGAAGGCGATTCACTACCACCTGTAAGTTATATTATACAAAGCTACGATACTGCTTTTTCTAAAAAAGAGAACGCTGACTACTCAGCTATATCTACTTGGGGTATTTTTAGACCTACGCCTGATTCACCCGATTGTATTATTCTGCTTGATGCTCAGAAGGGTCGCTGGGACTTCCCAGAGCTTAAACGCATAGCTTATAACGAATATAAATACTGGGAGCCCGATATGACATTGATTGAAGCTAAAGCTTCTGGTACGCCTCTTACACACGAACTTAGAAGGTTAGGCATACCTGTTGTCAATTACTCTCCAACTAGAGGACACGATAAATCAACAAGAATGCACTCGGTTGCTCCTATCTTTGAATCTGAGCTTGTCTATGCACCTGAAAAGAAATTTGCAGAAGAAATGATAGAAGAATGTGCAGCTTTTCCTTTTGGTAAAAATGACGATTTGTGTGATACTATGACTCAAGCCCTAATGAGATTTAGAGAGGGCGGTTTAGTTTCTCTTGACGATGATTACTCAGATCAAGAAAAAGCACCAGTTAGAAGGGTATATTACTAATGGCTATAGAAAAAGATATTAATCCAACAGTTCTCAACGAAGAAAATCAAATGTCTCTTGGTGACGAGGGAATGGAAGTAGCACTAGCTGCAATTGAAGAAGCTGGTATGGAAGACTTTGTGATGCAGGATGATGGCAGTGCAATACTTGAATCAAGTATGCAAGGTGCTCCTATGGATACTGGGTTTAATGAAAACTTAGCTGATTCTATGGATAACAGTGATTTAGGTAGAATTGCTAACGAACTTATAGACGGTATAGAAAAAGACAAATCCTCTCGTGAAGATTGGGAAAGAACTTATACCGATGGTCTTAAATACCTAGGCATGAAGTTTGATGATGAAAGATCCGAACCTTTTGCAGGTGCCTCTGGAGTTATACATCCATTATTAGGTGAAGCAGTCACAACTTTCCAAGCCCAAGCATACAAAGAATTATTACCCTCTGGTGGACCCGTCAAAACACAAGTTATAGGTGCATACGACAGTGGTGTAGAAGAACAAGCACAAAGAGTCAAAGACTTTATGAATTATCAGATTACTCATGTTATGGAGGAGTTTGATGAGGAGTTAGACCAAATGTTGTTCTACCTTCCTTTAGCAGGTTCTGCCTTTAAAAAGGTTTACTACGATGAAACTCTAGGTAGAGCTGTATCTAAGTTTGTAGCTCCAGAAGATTTAATTGTCCCTTACTACACAACTGATTTAGAGTCCTGTCCTAGAATTACCAACGTAGTTAAGATGCCAGAAAATGAAGTAAGAAAACTTCAAGCTCTTGGTTTTTACCGTAAGGTAGATATAGACTTTGGCGATGACGCTACAACATCATCTGATGTAAAAGAAGAAATAGAAAAGTTATCAGGCATGGAACCTAGCTATGATGATGGTGAAGTATCAGTTCTTTATGAAGTGCATTGTAATTTAGAATTAGATGGCTTTGAAGACATGGATGAGTCTGGTGAAATGACAGGAGTTAAGCTTCCATACATAGTAACCATTGATGCTAACTCTACAGAAATACTATCTATCCGTAGGAACTTTAATGAAGAAGATCCTTTAAAAAACAAAATACAATACTTTGTACACTTTAAGTTTCTCCCTGGTTTAGGATTCTATGGGTTTGGTTTAACACACATGATAGGTGGTTTATCAAAAGCTTCTACTTCAATACTAAGACAGCTTATTGATGCTGGTACCCTAGCTAACTTACCTGCTGGTTTTAAAACTCGTGGTATAAGAATTAGAGATGAAGATACTCCAATCCAACCTGGTGAGTTTAGAGATGTAGATGCTCCTGGTGGATCATTAAGAGAATCTATCCAACCATTACCTTTTAAAGAACCTAGTGGAACATTGTTAAATTTATTAGGTATTCTTGTAGACGGTGGTAAAAAGTTTGCATCTATTGCTGAAATTAATACAGGTAAAGGTAATCCTAATGCACCTGTAGGAACTACACTTGCACTACTAGAAAGATCGACTAAAGTTCTATCAGCTATACATAAAAGATTACATAACTCACAGAAAAAAGAATTTAAGTTGTTAGCTCAAGTATTTAAAGAATACTTACCTCCTGAATATCCTTACGCTATTGCAGGTGGTAATGCACAAATTAAATTGCAAGACTTTGATGAAAGAATTGATATATTTCCGATTAGTAATCCGGATATATTTAGTCAATCCCAAAGAATAGCTATGGCACAAGAAATGATGGCATTAGTTCAATCTAATCCAGAAGTCCATGGACCTACTGGCACGTATGAAGCATACAAAAGAATGTACTCAGCTATAGGTGTAGATAATATAGAGAAAATACTAACACCTCCGCCACCAACAAATCCTAGTCCTCTTGAAGCAGGTTTTGAAAATAATAAGTTATTACTAGGTCAACAAGCTCAAGCCTTTGGTCAACAGAACCATGACGCACATATTGCAACGCACATGGCTGTATTACAGACACCACCGGTTCAAATGAATGCACAGGTACAAGCTTTAATACATTCACATATCATGCAACATTTACAAATGAAAGCTGATAGTCTAGCTGAACAGCAAATGCCACCAGAAGCAATGCAACAGTTCCAACAGCTACAACAACAAGCTCAGCAAGCAAATCCAGCAGAAGCTCAACAAATGACAGAGCAAGCTGGCGATATATTGGCACAGTTCTCAGCACCAATCATGGCGGAACTTATTACTGAGTACAGTCAAAAGGTTGCAGATCCAAGTGATGAAGATCCGTTAGTAGCCATAAGAAAACAAGAACTTGCACTTAAAGGTCAAGAGTTATCTATGGAACAACAACAGTTCTTACAAGAAGAAAAACGTAAAGCCATGGACGCACAAAGAAGAATTAATGTGGACAAAGAAAGAATAGAATCTATGGAAGACATAGCAGATTTACGTGACGAAACTGCAAGAGCAAGGCTAGAACAACAGGCTCGTTTTAAATTAATGGATATGCAAAATAAAAATTAATACTTGCAAAAATAAAATCTAACCAACATAATAAAACACATGATTAAAAGAACAGACATAAGTCAACAGAAAACACCCAAAGTATTAAAGAATAAAAACAGCTATAGTAATAAAGGTAGTGCACCTACTAAAACTAAAGCTGGTACTTTTTCAGCTAATACAAAAGCTCAACCAGGTATGGGTAAAGGAAAAGCAAGAGGTATGGGTGCTGCCGAGTTCGGTGGCAAGTTTTCTGGCATTTATTAATGTCGTCAGTTTGGCTTGCTGAAAAGTTTTTAAAAGAACTTGAAGCTAGAAGAGAAGATACTAAGGACGCTATGCTGTCTGGATGTAAAGACTTCTCTCAGTATGAATATCTGCGTGGCCGTTACAGTTCTCTAGCCGATGCAGAAAATATTTTTAGAGAACTGCTAGGAAAAATACATCAAGATGAGCAAGATACAAGTCC